GCGTCACTCAGGGTAGTATCCAACATGAACTGAAGCATGAAGTTACTACGACCCATAGCAGCTTCACGTTCTACCAAGTCCTCACTAGAGAAACGATCCGGATCTGTCACATCCCAAGCTTCGGCACCAACATCGATGTCTTCCTGTAACTGTGGAGCTAACAGGCCCTCATAGTTACTGAGGGAGCGGGGATACCTAGCGGGCCACACAAAGGGACGGTAGTTACGCTCAGCCAGCTTACGATAGATGGTGAAGGTAGTCTGTGGTGTACCAAGGTACATAATACGACTGTCCTTCTTTGGTGTAAGAATGGACTCTGCCTCAGTGCATAGTTGCAATAGCTTCTCCCGCATCATCTCAGTCATCGAGTTACCAGGTACCTCAATGTCATCAAGAATCATCAGGTCTGCACGGCTACCAGTTAACTGTCCCGTAATACCCACACTCTTGACGGACGGTGCTTGGTGAGGACTACAGTTGACATCAAAACTGATACGGCTCCATCGACTGTCATCACTCTTTGGTCGAAGGTGAACTAACCACGGTGTCTCAATGATCAGCTTCTGTAGGAAAATGGACATGTTATCAGCACGTTCTTTAGATGCACTGATGATCATGATCTTCTTCTCAGGGTTATTGAAGAGTGTCCACAACACAAACGCCCCAGTAATCCAGCTCTTACCGACTCCTCGGAAGGCTTGGATCTGTAGTCGTTTGGGACCGTACTGTAGGTAGTCAGCAATGGCGTATTGAGCACGGGTAGGGGATGGTAGGTCTAGCTGTCCCCATAGTGCTTGAAGAAAGAGCTTAAAATCGTCTTTAAGGGCGGTTAAAGTGTCCATGTGATAGGATGTATAGGAAAGCACCTAGAGGCCCCTTGTAGAGGCTTCTAGGCACCGATGGTGGGGAATTAAATATCTCGCTTACCGAATATACGGTCGTATGCACTACGGATTGGATTAACAATAAAGTATTGGGCTTCGTTAACCAAGTCTACTGGTTTAGTAGTAGGCATAGCTCCTTTAGGTTTAGTAACACCACCTTGACCAGTTCCAATTGGTTTGGATGGTGGCATTTGTCTAGTTGGAATAACTCTAGCTGGCTTGCCTGAGACACTAACATCTGGTTTATTGGCAGTATCTGCAGCCAGGCGGCGATCAGCTAACGCAGAAACACCACTAATAGCAAGTGCAGCTGGAGCCAATACTGGAGCAGCTAAGGAAGCTAATCCTAATGCACCAGAAGCTGCTCTCAATCCACCAACTACTTGCTGTGGTTTAGATTGAGATCCCATTACCTGTTGTGTACCAGCAGAGACATCACCGACATCAAGGATAGCTCCAACACCAGGAAGAAATCCAGCTGCAGCAGCCAAAGGTTTTACAATACTTTGAGTTGGTAAAAAGTCAGCTTCATCAAACCAACCTTTTGCAAATTGGGCTGCGTCTTCCAATGTAGGCGCAACTTTAGGTTTAATAGTTTTTGCAACCTTTGGGGCATTTGGATCCTTAGGAGGTTTAGGCCTATATTGTAAGCCATACGCACGGTGAGCGATTTCATTTACATCGATACCGGCATCTTTAATTCTTTGTTTAATTTCTGTACCTTTTGTACTAAAATCTTTATTCAAAGAATACAGGTCCCGTTCCCTGATCCCAAGTTTTTGAGCCAACTCTGAACGAAATGCCACTTCAGGGGCAGAATCAAAAGCTTGTTCAGCCATCATGATTTGCGGATAGCCGCTTTGCTCCATGAATGTTGTGGCTAGTTTACGAGGATCTTTGATAGATGAAAAATCAAATTCCCTTGACCAAGTACCAGTATTGGTTGGCCAATTTTTTGCGTTGGCTAATTTTAATGGATTAGCTTCTGCGTGAGCGTTGAATTGAGGAAACTCTTTACCTGATAAAGATCCGTAACCTTGGTGAGCAAATCGAGTAAGCGGAAACATATCTTCTGGAACAGTTCCACCAGCCAGATACTCATTATTTAAAATTCGATGAAACTCCAACCGATCCTTCATGGATAGGTGTTTAGAAGCCGCAAAAGTAGAGTCTACTGAGATACCATGATGCCCCTCAATAATACCAGGGGCAAAATTCATAGCTTTTTGAGCGGCGTCACCGCCAAGTTTATTGCTAATTGTAGTGGCTATTTTTTTAGCAATTTCTGGATCGGTTAATGTTTCTGGATCAGTATTGTTAAAATAATCAACGAGAAAATTATCCCCTTGACTCATTAACATTCTAGAAATACGCTTAAAAGTGGCAAAGTTATCCTGTGGATTAGTGGGAGAAAAAAGGCCTTGAACAGCGGCTTTCCTCATACCTTGCCATAAATTTTCCATTGCTACCTCGTAACCTGCATCAAGTGGAGACTTAATAGATGCAGATTTAGGCATTGGTATATTTTTTGGAGCCATTACTCAGCTCCCAACAACAGCCGACCCACCCTCTTTCTTTTTCTTTTCTTGATTCATGTAACGCTCAGCCACTTCCTTACCACGGCTATTGTGCATTTCCTTGGCTTCTTTGTCCTTGCCCTTCATCATCATCTTGTCCATGTTAATTAATGTGTGATAGAATAAGTGTTTCTCTATGTGTCGGACCGAATGTGTCCCTCATCCATTGTAACCAATTTCTACTGCCCTTAGCCTGATTACATTTCCTACAGCTGGGTACCAAATTTGATGTAAGGTCTTCGCCACCAAAACACTTAGGGCGAACGTGATCAAGTGTAAGTTCATGTAGTTCATAAGTTTCTCCGCAATAAACACATTGACAATTGAAGTATTCTTTAATTGCACGACGGTGTAGCCTCTTTGCTTCAGAGCTTGTCATCGTTATTAGGTTATGGAGGTAGTGATCAGGACTTGGGAACAGGGGAGTCACATTACTGATTAAAAAGGAAGAGTCATACCAAAGATCTTCATGGGTTTGTTGACCTTTGGTTTTGGTTTAATCGACATGGGAGCAGCAATCGGATACGCTTGATTTAGTTGCTGTGCATAATTAGCACGGCGATCCTCGTGTGGTTCACCAGGCCTAAAGTAGTTCCTACTGAAGTACACTGCTTGTTCTTGTGGTGTACCCTTCGTAGGAGCACGTTCAAAAGACTGCGTGTACCCAACCAGTGAGTTACCATTGGGATCATAATCACCACGATACTCCTTAGCCATGTACTGCAGTTGGGCATCAGGGTTATTCCTATTTGGATACCTACTGGCCCACTGGTCATAAGCAGTACGCCTAGCACCAGTGAATTGACCAGCACCACGACCTGCTCCACTGCCACCCTCGACGACATCAAGGTTACTAAGGTCAGCAGAGCCAGTCTCTTGGATTAGGTTAGCCGTGAACCCGATAGCTTGGTCTCTAGTTAGTTTGGGGATACGACCATTACTCCACTTAGACATCGTACCGTCAGTTAACAACTTAAGGGTACGAGCAATCTGTGGTGATGGTTTAATCTTCAACGCCTCAGCCATACTTCTTACCTCGGCGAGGTCGAGTACGATTAGCCTTCGGTGATTCCAACTTACCTTTATTGGGACCTGTATGGCTGGCATCTTTACCATCACCATTACCATATGTTCCGAGCTTTCGATTAAGCTGGTTGGCTTCGGTACGGATTTTAAGACCTTCCTTTGTCTTGTTGTATTCGGCCTGTTGCTTAAGACGTTTGGCCTTAGCTTCGGGGTTAGCTTTGTAGTACTTAGACGTGCGACTTGCCATACAGCCTCTTCTGGATAAGTTCAGGATCTACCTTTGGCATGATGGTGGCGAGCTTATCCAATGGATTACCATCGTAAGCAACACCACTGATGTCGTTCTTAGCCAACCAGTCACAAGCTGCCTTCAGGTCTTGCGTGGTAGCCTCACCGCTTTTAATACGATTGAGTAACTCTACTGTAACAATATTGTGGAGTTCATTAAACATGTCCTCCGTAGCTTTTGTCTTTTTAGCCATTTCTCAGTACAATCTGATCTAGCTTGTTTTCAATGCGGATCATGTGATCCTCCATCTTTTGTAAAGCGTTGGCGAGTTCTTGGCGGGGAACGTACTTCTCAGCAAGACGTAATTCAACACCATCGATGCGTTTATCGATTTGATCCATGCGTGTATTAGACCTGCTGTTGATAGTGGCAATACCACCACCAATGCCAATAACAAGGGACGCAACTCCTGTAATGATTGCTTCAATCATGTTCCCGTAGAATACGTATCAATTTGTCCGCATAAGCGGGATCAGTTGCATATCCCTCACGTACCAACAATTGTGCGCACTCCGTAGGGGTAAAAGCACGGTTGACGCCCGTATACCCTTTGTAATCCTTGTACCAACGATCCACCAAGTATGAGACGCAGGCATCAAGAGACGGGAAGTTTTTGAAGCGGGCATCCATCTTGA